TTAAAGGAGAGGCCAATTTGTAGGAGACTTAAACTATGAAAAAAAGTCCCCTTGCGCCTTCACGAAGCGACACGTAACATAACACAAACCTCAGAATGACTAACTAAGGTAACTATAACTATGTGATTATAGCACAGGATTGCAAGGGATATCAGGTTTTACTTACGATATGTATCTCATTTGTGGGTATATCGTAGAAGTATTCACCCTTTGCGATCATACGGTTGGGCACCTCTATTAGTTTGTCGTCGGTAAGTTGCTCCCCGAGTATGCGCATAGCGTGACTGTACTCCTTGTTCCATATGTAGAAACGTACAGGCATCTCCAGCTTGGCGAACTTCTTCTTTCGTTGCGGAAGGTGCACGCTAGGCCAAGGGAACCTTGGACCTTTCCATACTAGCTTGCACTCGCACTCTATGTAGCACAGGTCCTCGATGATTAGATCAGCGCAGTACTTGTCAGGGTTTTCTATAGCCGTGTATCCCTTGCGGGATAGGTATTGCTTGGTGGCTTCCCTGGCTGGGCTGTCCGTCAAGTCAAACATATCTAGGTCGAATCTCTTATGCTTCATAGTTTACTGATTTGGTTTAGTTTTTTCATAGTGCTATTGGTTAGTTGATTTAGGCGTGCCTTTCTTTACGCCTGTACTGTCCTCATAGTAATCAACGTCCCCATCTGCATCACGCTCCCACCTGCTCCAGAAGCCATTGCTGTCTTCGTGGTAAGTTGGACGACCCTTGGCATCACGCTCGAACCTCTCCCAGTAGTCATCGCTGTCTTCGTAGTAGGTAACTCTGTCATTGGCTTCTTTAATTTCGATAGGAAAGCTAAAGGCAATCCCCATCTCTTTCAGTGTTTCGCTTAGTGGTTTCATAATGTGTATTATATTAGTAGTTATTAGCTATATTAGGGCTAATTGCTAATATAGTAGTTTTTAATGTCCAGTATTTTAATTAATATACTGTAAGAACGGGACTGGTTGGTTAGATTATCCCCTATCGTTGTAGTCTAGCTACGACCGCTGGGAATAATCGAAGTAGTGCTTAGTTTATGTGAGTTTATATTGTCACAATTCATTGGGTCAACTTGTGACAGCAACTCATTGTATTTTTCTTCTAGTTCATCCAGTGCTTCTTCAAGCATTGAATCTAGGTTATCGTACGGCTCGGCGGTGCATCGTGCCTGCCAGTATTCCAGCTTAATCTTCTTGGATAACTTCATCGATTGGTATGCCTGCGTCTAGGCAGGCTTCATTGAGACTCCTGTGATATACAATGCAGTCCTTAGCGTTTGAACGCATACGTTCGTGCACTCGGTCCAGTCCCTTGGAGACACTGGTACGGTGCCTGTTAACGCAGCGTGCAATCTCTTCGTGAGTGTACCCCTGCAGGTGCATCAGGTACGATGCTGCATCCCTTGCGTAGGATGCCCGTTGAGTACGGGACTTACCCCGAATGACATTAGATGTAGTGCAGAATTTTTCTGCGGCGATTTCGATTAGTGTTATTTTATTTAGCATTACTTTATTATTCCTACGCAGTGATATAGTTTGAAGATTCCACGAACGTCACGTTCGCCTTCTCGATTTTTAGCAACTGAGTATTGCAACTCAGTGTATGGTCCGACTGAATCGAACTTCTTAGCGGACTCAACGTCCCCTCCTTCTGGCCACATAAGTACGACTGCGTCTGCGTCATTCTCGATGTCACCAGAATCCTTTAGATCATAAAGAGACAGGCCGCTTTCACGCTTGGCACCCTCTCGGTTGACCTGCGCTAGTAGTAGTATACCGATGCCTAGCTCTACTGCTATCTGCTTAATCTTGTGAGAGATGTTTGAGATACCCTCGGTCTTACCTACGCTCTTCCCGAACGGGATTAACTGCAGGTAGTCAATGACCACCAGCTTTACCCCGTGCGTACGGACCAGTAGTCTGATCCGACTTCTCAAATCATCTGCACCCTTGACGCTGTGCACAGTATAGATTGGCAGTCCATCAAGCAACTCGGTTGCTGCGTGCACGGACTTGAGCTTTGCAGGTGTAGCTACGTTCTCTTCGACTTGACGGAGGTTGACTCCACTTAGGGTCTGCAGCATACGTCTAGCAATCTGCTTCTGAGGCATCTCAAAAGAAAAGATAGCGGAAGGTACAGAATCAATCTTACTTGCACGCAGTGCAATGTTAATAGCCACGGCGGACTTACCACAAGAGGTAGGTGCAGCGACAATGCAGACTTCACCTGCACCGATGCCACCCATCCCGAGCTTCTCATCTAGGTGCTTGATGTGCGTCTTGACTACGTCCTTGACGTATGTGCCCTCCTGCATCTGCTTGAACTCTTCCTTTAGTAAGCTAACGGAATGAGATATCTTTTCGATATCGGATTGATTGCTACTGCATAGGTTAAGTGCAGTATCAACCTCGCCTTGGATCTCGGACGAGTCCAGTTGCTCAGAAGCGGCACGTTCAGCGGCCATCTTATAGGCACGGTGCATCTTGCGGAGGTTGCTCTTCTCCTTTACGATGCTTGCGTAGTTGCGGACTGATGCGGTTGTCTCAGCTCCATCGGCCAGTGCCATTACTCCTACTACACCTCCGACTTCGTCTATGCAGTTGTTGACCTTGAGGCGTTCAACTAAATTGATTTCATCAATTGGTTCTCCTGATCCTGCTAGGTCTGCAATAGCTTGGTATGCTAGTTGGTGCCGCAACGCATAGAAGTCATCGGCCTGCACTAGGCCAGAGATACTGTCGTATGCGTCAGAGTTATCTCCGAGTAAACAGCAGGCAATCAAGGCCTGCTCTGCTGATAAATTATTAGGTAGTTCTGTGTCTGCTTGTATTAAGTTTGTCATAGTTTGTCATAGTTTAAAAATCCTAAAGCCAACTGGAGGGTAGGACTCCAGCTGGCGGTTAGGGTGTAGTTATGGTTGGCGTTCTTGAGATTGTCTCTCAAGCATACCTAAGGCAACCAGTGAGTAGCCGATTAGATCTCTAAAGATATCAGCTGTCTGGTCACCCTTGGTGCTTACGGATAGTTTGCCGTCCCTGCAGTAGGCCTTCGCCCTCTGGAACTTGTCAGCCATCCGTACGCATAGACCAGTGAGGGGTTCTACACCGAACTCCGAGCTTTCATCGAAGTTCGCAAAGGGGTTGCCGTTATCTTGGCCGCCCGTGTAGTCACTGTTCTTTTTAGCAGTGAAGCTGAGTATTTCATCAACCTCGTTACGGCGGAATTCCTCCCACCATTGCTTATCAAACTCCATATATTAGAAGTCGATAGGGTCATCATTGGTAGGGGCAACTCCAGATGATACTACTGGTGCCGCCTCCTTGGGGTCGAATGATACCGACAGGAATGGCAGTCCATTCTTGCTGGTCTTCTTCCACGCCTTGAACCAGAACTCCTTGCCTTCAATTTCGCAAGAGCCATTCAAGTCAGGGTGAGTCTCCTTCTCCTTACGATTGTTAGGGAAGAGTGCACCGCTGTTGTTGTTGTCGTATTGCTTATCCATTATATTAACCCATCCAGGGTTTGTGTTTTCTTTTTGTAGGAAGGTTCGCCCTTCCCGTGAGTGTTTGTTGCATCGGGGTCTTTGGTGTCGTCGATGCAAAGAAGTCCGTTGAGTGCATACTTGCGTGCATAGGAGGAAGCCGAGCCAGTGATCTGTGCTTGATCCATCCCCTTCTTTGTGACTGCGTGCTCGGCGAATCCATCTGCAGTATATGCAAAGCCACCATCGTGGTGCAGTAAAGCCGTAGACTTAACGAAGATGCGTCCTTCAAGTGCCTGCAGTGCATCAGTCAATACGAGTGCCGCTCCGTGCTTCTTTAGTATAGGCTTAACTGCAGTGAGGATATCCTCAGCAGAGCGGTATGAGTAGTTGCCAAAGTTATTCCTTTGACCCTTAGGAGCTTTCAGCTCCGACTGTATTTCTTGTAGTATGTTCATATGTTTTATTGGTTATTGGTTAGTTCAGAATAGTTTTCTGGGAAGTTCAAGCCCTCAAGATGAAAGCCCTGTGAAAATGCATAGGAATCTCTAGCGATTGCTGCGTCTTTTTCATTATGGAAGTACCCGATATTCTTGAGTATCCCTTCAGCCTTACAGGAAGCTCTCCATTTTTTCTTTACTTTGTCCCAGTGTACCCCTCGAAATTGAGACGAGCAGCCCTTCTTCTTTTTTTTAAATGCTTGATGATTTTTTCTATTAGTTACCATCCGTAAATTATCAATCCGATTATTACTAGGATCACCATCAATGTGATCGACGGCAGGAAGGTTGTTGAATCCCTCCAGGAA